CTCTTAAAAAAATAAAAGAAAAATGCAAACATCTGACATAATACTAGAAATAAGCTTTATAGTTAACTTTGCCTTAATCGCTCTACTGCTCTCAATGGTTTATCCTAAAGTAGTAGATAGGTATAAGAAAAGACGTAAAAGACGAGAGACACGAAAAGTATCTCAAATAAGAAGAATAGTAAGAGAGTATTTAAAAGAGCTACAAAAATGATCTCCGTTACTATTTATAACATATTGGGTATAGCCGTTGGTAGTATTTTTATTACTAGCTTTTATACTCCAATACAAGGTATTAAGAATCGGCTGCTAGATAAGTTACCAGATAACTCCATTGGACGGTCCTGCCAGACTATACTTAGTTGTCCAAAATGTTTGGGTTTTATATTCTCTTTATTTATGTTCTGGGATGTAATAGCAGCTGTTCTTACTAGTTTGTTAGCATATTTTATAAACCATTTTATAGACAGGGTTGAGTCTTGGTATGAATGAAAGAGATAAAGATTGGTTATTAGGTTACTTTAAAAATAAAGCATATAAAAAAGTAATGCGTGGTAATGTTATACATGATTACTTATATGCAGAAAAAGTACTAAAAGGAGCAGATAAAATACACCGTAGAGGGTGTGGTTGTGAATACGGCGGCGTAGCACGCGCAGTAAATAAGTTATATGAAGAATGGCTAGAGAAAAAGATTACATAAGCAATAAAGAATACGACGAAGCATTAAGAAGGTTTTATAATGGTATTGATGACTTTACAGGTCATATAGAATATAAAGAGTCAATAGTAGAATCGTATAATCATAACCCTAGATTAGTAGAAGAGTATCTAACGGAAGGAGAAAGATACACAATACTTGATAGAGGATATATAATAACATCATACGGTAGAGTATTTAACCTCAGATTTAGAAGATTTCTTAAACCTAAATTCTACAATAGCGATATATACATATACTGCGGAGAGAGTAATTATAAGTTACAACCAATATTTCAAGATATGGGATGGAAGTTTGATAAAGTAGAGATACTAAGAAAGTATTTAGAGAATGACTGGAATAGAATAGTTATGGATAATTGTAAATATGCCCATGAAGTTTAAAGATATAGCTAAAGAGTTTAAGTTACCAGACAAACCTGAAGTTACAGGTACTACAAGTCTAAAGTTTAAAGAAGATGTATTTAACTTCTTTTACCCGCAATCACAAGATTCAACAATAGTAGAGTTTGGCTCTTATAGAGGTCATTTTACTGTATTGTTTAGTAAGATCTTTAACCAAGTATATTCTATAGATCACGCTACTAACGAATATTACGATATAAACACTAAAGGTTTAAAAAATGTTAAAAAGTATATTCATGATCTTTATAAAGCTAACATTTCAAAACTTAACCTTAGTAACGTAGATGTAGTAGTTATAGATGCAGTACATACATATAATGCAGTAAGAGTAGATACTAACTCAGCTCATACAATACTAAACAAATACGGTTATTTAATTTATGACGATTATGGAGCATTTGGTGAAGTAAAGCATGCCGTAGATAGTTTAGTAAAAGAGAACCAAATTAAAATAGTTAAATACGTAGGAGAAAACGAAGGATATAGTTATAAGGACAATCATAAGCTAAAAGCTAAAGAAGGAGTAATAGCACAATTCGTAGAATAAAGCTATTTATTAAAACAGGATATATAATATCAATATAATAAGGTATGGCTGGAGATAAAGTAAATAACAAAGAATTAAAGGATATCGTAGAGAAAGCGTACGACCTTCGATACAATCAGAATTATGGCCAAAGGAAATATGTTGCTTGGGCTAAGAAAGAATATGGTAAGAGTGAGCAGCAATGTTGTCAGTACTTTTTAAAAGCTAAAGATCATCATACTACTATGTGGAAGGAACTACTTGAGAAACAATTAACTCCGGCAGTAGAAGAACTAATTAGACTAATGGCAGATGAGAATCCTAAGATTAGACAAAGAGCTATTGATCAGATAGTTAAGTATACTGGCAATGATATACAAAAGATACAAGCAGAGATAAAGGGAGACATAGAGGTATCCTTTAATGCACCAGACAACTAAATGAATGTAAAGTTATTTACGCCATATAAAGCTCAGCAAACCTTTATAGATAAATTTGTTACTACAGATGATTTATTCGGAACCCTTGTAGCACCTCGCGGAAGCGGGAAAACGTTAGCTGCAATTAACTTTGCTATGTATTGGGGTTTACAAAAGAAAAATCAAAAGATAGGCTGGTGTAGTCCTACCTTTAGTCAAGCTAAAAGTGTATTAGATCAAATAGTACAAGCAGCACCTGACTTAGTAGAATCTAGCAATAGAATGGAAGCCGTTATAACCTTTATTAACGGTAGTACTATAAAGTTTCTTAGTAGTGACTCAGCCGATAATATAAGAGGATTTAGATTTACACACCTTATACTAGATGAAGCCGCTTATATTAAAGAGACAGTTATTAGTACTATACTATTACCAACTCTTAACCCTAATGGTAAAAAATGTTTATTAGTAAGTACACCGGCTGGTAAGAATCATTTCTTTAGTTGGTATATGAAGAATGATGTAATAAGCCATAGAATAACTTTAGAAGAATGTCCATACATAAGTAAAACTTTATTAGAAGAAGCTAAAGCATCTTTACCGGAAGATATATACGCTACCGAATACTTAGCCGAATTTAGAGATAGTGCTAATGATGTATTTAAGTCTATAGAAAAAGTAGCATTTGTAGGAGAGTATAGAAGAGGAGGAGATGTATACGTAGGAATAGATACCGGACTAAGTGATGATGCTTCTGTTATGACTCTTGTTTCTCCAATAGGTAGAGTAATGAATGTAGTAAGTATATCACAAACAGATATTAATACGGCAGCGACGTTATTCTTAAAGGAGTTACAAGGATACAATGTAGTAGGTGGCTATATAGAGGTTAACGGTATTGGTAGAGCTATGTATGACTTAGTTGGACCAAAGCATAGACGTATTAAGAAGTTTACTACCAATCAAAATAATAAAACAGAGTTAGTAAGAAAGCTAATTAACGATATAGAGACTTGTACTATAGAACTACCATCAGCTGAATTATGCCCAGACTTACATAGAGAGTTTGCTACGTATACTTATAAATTAAGTCCTACCGGTAAATTATCTTTTGGTCATAGTAGTGGCGGTCATGATGATTTTATCGATTCATTAATGCTTGCTAACTATAGCCGCGTTCAATTTATGGAACGTCGTCCTATATCGATAAAAGGTATAAAGAATGTTAAACCAACTTTTGGTAGGCCTAAATAACATAGGTCCTTAAAATTAAAAAATAATATTTATTAGTAATGAGTACAATAAAAAGTTTACAATTAGAGATACCGGAATACATGACTATTAGTCAATATGCAGATATGACCTCTTATAAAGGTCAGTCTAAATTCGGTAGATTAGTACACACGGTTTCATCACTTACAGGTCAATCTAAAGAAGATGTAAGAATGTGGTCGTTAGATAGTTTAGCAGAAGTATCTAACCTATATGCAGAAGTAGCTGACCATAAAGAATTATTTCATCCTATAATTGAATGGAATGGAGTATTATACGGGTATAGTAATATTAAACAGTTTACTTTAGGAGAGTATATAGATTTAGAAACCTTTAGTAAAGATTTAGAAAACAATATGCATAAAGTAGCTGCTATACTATACAGACCAGTTAAAAAACATATGTTTGACTCTATGGCATTTACTTTTAAACAAGGAATTAAAATAGTAAAAAATAAAGTCGAAAGTCCTTTTGATTGGTATGAATTAGAGAAGTATAACAATAAAACTAGAAAAGAAGTAGAAGAAAAGTTTAAAGAGTTTCCGGTACACTTGTTTTTAGGAGCTCTTAGTTTTTTTTTGTCAACAGGAAGTCTATATTTGAATCATATAGCTTATTCGAAAAAGACAATGTCGAAGGAGACGAAAATGAAGATGGAGGATCTGATACTAAGGACTCTTTCGCAGGCCACTGGGGTTGGTTCGGAACCCTTTACTCGCTCTCTAAAACCGATGTATTATCAATCACTGGAGACAAGCGAATAACAGATTTAAATTTTATATTCGCTCTTAACTATTTAGAAATCGATAAAGATTATAACAATGAAATCCAAAAAGAACAAAAAAAGCAAATACAGCAAGCAAGATCTAGATATTAAAAAAGTATTAGTAATAGATGCTTCTGACTTAGATAAAAAATATCCTATGATAGACCGTAAGGCTACTCAACAAGAGATAGATAAAGATAAAAAGATAAAAGCATTACTAGAAAAAAATGCTTATGATCTAAACCAAATAGCAGGTATGTTAATGCTACCTTTAGAAAGAGTTAAAAAAGTAAAAGAAAATGTCAGCAGAAAGAATTAAACGTAATGTACCTTATTTAGAGATAATAAATCTATTTGAGACACAATGTAACCAACATCTAGCCATAGCATCGTTTGACAATGGTACTATAGACTTCTTAGATGCATCAGCAGTAAATAGAAAATATCCTTATATTTTTCTAAG